CGGAGGTTCGAGGAATTCCCGCGTGGGAATCAGTCACCATACCGCGCGAGCTTTGGGGCAATTCACCCGATACGCGTTACTCCAAATGGCATGCCCACGAATACGATCACGCGCATCTTCTGCCCTACGTCCCCGTTCGTCCCGAGCATCGTATCTGTCGCATGCGGTCCCTTGGCAACACGGATCATCACGAGCATTGTGTGTGTTCGGATGGCCGAACCGAGGGACAAGCCCCCGGCACAGCGTTGATCACGTACACGCCAAACTATACGGTCCTCGCGTGCTGGGATTACACCGGCGATATGCGTGGCGGGTGCTACTCGATGTTTTGGATCAAGGGACGGCTCACGGCGAACGCGATGGTCGAGGCGATCAAGCGAGACTTCCCGGTGATCTGGGCACGGATCACGATGGGTGGCGTAATGGCGTTGCAAGGTGGCGACGACGAGCCTAGCCCCGTCGCGGCGGAGAAAGCGTTGCCCAAGGTCACGACGGCGCAAGAAACGTTCAACAATGCCATTCCCAACGAGTTCTTCGCGCAATGCGTGGGTACGACGGTTGAGATTATGGAAGAGTCGGTGCCCGTGGCGAATGAGCGGCTGCGGAGCGTGGGCGTGAAGCGATGAACGAGAAAACCCTCGACGATCTTGTCCGCAAGGGCATGGACACGCGCACGCCGGACCTCGAGGCCCTTGCATGCTTGCGCATTGCTGCGAAGCAATTCAGCGACGCGAAGCCCAGCGCGCAAGATTCGGAACGCGTCAAGACACTCGAGGCCGAACGTGACACGGCACGCGCAGAAGCCACCAAGCACAAGGCGGAAGCTGAACGGCTGCGCCTCATTCTGGGCAAACTCATGGCCCTCAAGGACGCGGAACAGAAGATCGAAAAGAGCAAAACCGACGTCGAGAAAGAAGCGCGGGAAGCAATCGCGGGCAAGGTGCAGGCGCCACCAGCGCGACCCGTGAAGATTGACCCGTTCTCGACTTGGGAAGCGGAAATGTTTGGCGGATACAGACCGCCATGGGATAACAGACGATGAAACCTCCAGAATTCAACAGAACAGCCGAGTGCACGTACAAGTTCGACGGACGCGAATACCACATTCACATCGACGAACGCGGCGAAGCAATCGTCGACGTCTACATCACGAGCGAAGAACGGCATCAGATCGTTCTCGCATCGCACGATTCGTTCAAGGACTTGTCGCTGTTCTTTACGTTCGACATTGGCAAGACGTGGACCGGGATCATCGACGATACGATCACGCGGCTACGGGGGTTAGTGGCATCGTGATCGCTGCGTCCGCTCGAACCAGCAAGCTCACGCCAAAGCGACAGCGTGACCGCGCCAAACGGCGGGAATTGGCGATCGCAAAGCTTCGGTGCAAGGTGTGTGACAAGCCGATCAAGTTCGTCGGCATCAGCGGTCCATTGCCGAGTCGATGCTATCTTTGCAAAAGGCTCCACTGCTGCAAGCGGAACGCAGCGACTGCATCGGCACGACGGAAGGCGCGAGCGGCACCAGCGGCGGTCCCCTTCCCGTAGACACCACGCCACACTTGCGCGGCGATCCCTTCCACAACGTTCTTAATGCATGCATCTTGCTCCTATGAGTCGAAGACCATATATTGCGAGCGATGGATGTGACCAAATTCCAAACGCTTGACACCATAAAAAACGAGCCGTCGTTGCAAGGGCACGAGGCGCTTTACAGTGCCGTTGCGCTTGATGCGGCATTAAAACGGTACGGGTACACCGACTATCACGTTTCAGTGTATGGTCGAACGAAGTCACACGGCATTCGATATTTCAATGGAGGTGATGACTTCCACCCAGTCGTATTCGTTGTGCGTGGGAACGATGAATTTCACCTGCAAGCAGATACCATATGCGCTCTGCTTGGTCGTCTTGAAAGCATGCCTGTAGACGATCATAAGGACATGCTCGAAACATATCTTGCGTATGAATGCGACGTATTCTACGAATACAACGAACACACGTCCGACAAGTTCCGGGTCTTCCACAAGCTGAACGAACTGTGCCCCGACGCGATCACGTTGCTTCGGTATATTGCGCAAGAGGCACTAAAACGTGCCCAAATGGACGAGTGCCAACCCAACAAAATGCCAGGCGCCTCCGTCAAGGAAGCGATGCAGGCATTTCATAAGCTGTTCGACGCTACGCGCGACAACATCCGCGCTCACCGTGCCAGAGACGCCAAGAAGAAAGCGGTGCAAGGCAAGGCTGAATGCAAACCATTGCACGGACCATCGCGTGACCTTCCAAAAACACCAACCAGCAAGTGACGTCGTTGGATACGTGTCTGCGGCCGTGTTGAGCGGCCTTCCCGCCGGCGAACCTCCACAAACGCAGCCCGTTTCCACGGTGTATTCTTTCTGGTCACGTTCCGATGCTTTGGCCATGCAGCAACAACGACCTTGGGGACGCCCACGTTGCTTTCATACGCTGACGCCTTGCGCTTCGTGACATTCCCCGCAGACAGCAATCCGCCAATGAAGCCGAAGCGCACGAGAGCCTCGAGAAGAACCTGGTAAGCCGGTTTTTCATCACCCGTCCACGGGCAACGCTTCGAAGTGTTTGTTCGAGCGTAGGCTTTCAAGGCGTTCACGGGCATCGTGATCCGCCCGTTGACCGTGTACTGCGCGATAGCGCCGACGAGGGATGGTAGGGTCGTCTGCATCCATAACGGGAGACCGTCGAGCATTGAAGATCCGTCTGCGCGCCGCAGCTCGGTCTTGCCAGCTTCGGCAAACGTTGGAAGCAGCGTTTTGTCGTTCGGGTGCATGAGCAGCGGATCCCAGCTTGCCGAAGCGCGTCCCGATCCGCCAACGTAGAACCGCCCCGACGCGATACCAGCATCGATTTTGTTCATAAGGCGCTGGACCTGTCGAAGATGCGCGTTCCGCCTCGACTTGTCGGAAAGATCCGCCGACGTGTGTGGAGCGAAGTCGATCCAGTTCGTCAGCTCGGCGACGGCGGATTCTCGAGACAGGCCCCGAGTCAGTCGGAGCAAAATGCACAAGTTCCAAAGTTCGCGGTTGCGCTTTCCGCGAGCGGCACCGTTCTCGCGCACAAGTTCCGTCTCGCGGATGAACACTTCCCCGACAGCGCTTCTCTTGTGTACATCCCCCGCTTCGTATATTTGTGGCACTAGGTCAAGCTTACGTTTCCCAACCACACTTGGCAGAACGGACGGGGCTGGAAAAGTGGGCTCATCCGGGTCGTATTCACTGATCGGTTCTTCGTCGGGAGTCGTGCACTCCATGAACTCTTCCAAGGTAAAGTCTTGGTCACGACGCGGAACCTTGAACGGGAAGTCTGAGAACTCGCGCGGGACCGGCTTCAGGCTCGAAAGGATCTCGACGCCTTGAGCAAGGTCGACTTTACCAACAGGAGGCCAGACGAACTCACATCCGTACCCAAGCGGCAAACGTGTTTGCTTGTTCCTGTTCGGCATGACCTCGGTGATGCCAAGGTGCATTGGGACGTGGTAGCGATGCAGGCACGCTTCGACACGCATCTTGTCAGCGTAGGCCGTCTCTTCATCGGATGGCTCCAGCCGTTCCTCGTAGTGCAATCCGCGCTCGGTTTTTTTGATGACGCCGTCGATCGTCAGGGGCGAGCCATCGTGGTTCGTCGTTGGGAGCTTGCCGCCGATGAAGTCTGGCAACGCCCGCCCACGCCCAAGGTGAAGCGCTTGCACGGACTGCCAAAGCACGGGCAGCACCGTCAAGGGATCGCTCCCGTCGTGCGCGTCCACGTCGATCACGCGGATGTTTGCACGTTTGCCCCACGTGACGGCAAGACTTGCCTTTTCCTCGACGTGCCGTCGCAAGTCATGCGCGCCGAACAGGCGTCCCGGAACTGCCGTCCAAACGTCATCGCGTGGCTTCTTGGTCGCGATGCCCTTGGTGGGTTGGTAGAGCTCGCGCACAAGCCATTCGAACGCCGCGACGCCTGGAGTCATCCGAGCGCGTTCGTTGGCACGTTCGTCTGCCGCGACACGTTGCGCACGTGTTCGTCGTCGTGTCTTTTTTTGCGGCGGGGAGACGTCTCTTGTGAGACGTTTGAACGTCTTGATCCCCGGCGTTTCACGTGCAGCCAAGTTCGTGCGGCGAGTCGCTTCGCGGCATCGTACTTTTTTGGCTTGCGCTTTGGCTGTTACGTGGTCAATGTTTGGCATCGCTTCATCCGACTGAAGCACCCGAGGCGAGAGGTTTTGCGGACCTGCTCGCCTCAAGTCTTTTTGAGGCCAGAAAGCCGTAGCACGACGTTCGGGATGAAGCCAGGGCCGAACGTCATGGGCGCGGCGAAAGGGTCATGGACCCCTCGCAAGACTTGACGCCGAGTCTGTTTGCGGCCAAAATGACGCCGCCGGTGTAACTCAGTGGCAGAGTCCCCGAGAGTTAGAGGGGCGATTTGGGTTCGAGTCCCAGCGCCGGCATCACTTGACACCATCGCCACCCATGGCCAAGATAGCGCGGTAGGTGTAGCTCAACCGGGAGAGCTGACCGCCTGTTGGCGGGACGATCCAAATTCAAGTCCTGGCACCGATCTAAACGCCCCGCTCCAGCTTCTGCGATTCGTCGCAACGGCAACCACGAGCGGGGCGTTTGCTTTTGGTGAGCGTGCTTCAGTTTGCGAAATCAACGAAGTTGTGAATTTGGCACTTTGGTGGCTGTGGCGTTAAAAATTCTGAGACAAATTCCGCACCCAAGCACAGCCACTTGGCTCGTGTACTTCAGCCGAGTCGGTCATACTTTCGACGCCTGGTCATAACATCCGGCGATGGTCATAAATTAGGGGCCAGAATCTCCGGGGTTGAGCAACACGGCGCGGATGACGAAAAGCGGAAGTGCCGTCGCCACTTGACGAGCGCGCGAGCGTGACGATGATGGCGGCTCACCCGAACGAGGTAGAGACCATGATGAATCGAATGATGCAGGTGGGCAAGTTCGCTCCGAATCGTGCGGAGCAACCGAAGTTCAATCCAAAATGGTGGCACAACCTGAAAACGGAGCATCCGTTGCACGACAAGACGCCGACAAGGCAGCAACGGCGCGCGACGACGCGAAAGCTCATGAAACGAAGCAACTGACGAATTCGACAAGTGATGAATAAGGCGCCTCGGAGAAATCCGGGGGCGTTTTCGTTTGGTGCGTGGTTGCCAGTTGCCGAATCGTGTGCACGTTGCGGGCGATGAACATAACGCTGACCAACGATGAACTCGTGAAGGCCATTGGCGACTTCTTGGTGAAGAACAAGAAAGTGGACCGAGACGGACAGATCAAGGTGTTCGTGCAAGTGATGACCGATGCGTTGCCAACCGTGCGCGTGGAGTTTACACCGAAATGAACCAAGCGGCAAAACGCGAACGGATGCGGCGCGTGCGAAGTGTGTGCGTGGGATTGGCCCTTCTTCGTTCGCGTCATATCGGAGACGAAAACGCATGGTTTCAAAATAGAATGGAACACGTGCGCTACTACTTGCGCAAAGCATGGAGGTACGGGCGATGATTACCGAAGAACCAAAAGAGAATTCGATCGAACGCATCATGGTCGTGAGCGCGGCAATCGTGAACGTCGAAGCGAAACGGCTGTTCGTCCAACGGCGAAGCGGGGACGCCCCATCGTACCCGTGGCATTGGTGCACGCCCGGCGGGAAGGTGAAGCCGCAAGAGGATCCATTCCGCGCACTTCGTCGGGAGTTGCATGAAGAGCATGCCGTCCATTTGATGGAGAGCGCGCGGTGGAACGTGCAGATCGTTTACAGGCACGAACTTCCGCCGCTTGCCACTGGCACAAGAATCATTGTGAATTGTTTTCGCGTCAATTCCAGTTTGGTGACGGGTCAATACTGCGCGGGCGATAAGGTCGCTGGCTTCGATTGGGTCACCGCGAACGAACTGGAAGCGCTGACGCTCACGCCCGCGGATGACGCGAATCGTGGCAAGCTGATGGCGTTGTTGAGGTAAACAATGAGCAGACGTCGAGACGAAGAGGATCAATATCGCTGGGCAATGCAAGCGCGTGAAAAGAAAGCGCGGGTTGACGCGTGGCTCGTTGGAAGGACAGACGGAGGTGTACCCGTAAAACCATCGCTTGACCGATGCATGATCAAAAGCGTCGATTACGTCAACGATGCGTTTGGCGGCAATGACGTCGGCGGCGTGATCGAAATGCCAAACAAGGAGCTGGCGATTCACTTCAAGGCCACGTTTGCCCGTGAAACAAATGGCTACGGCAAGAATTATTCAAGCGTGGAAAGCATCGACGTACGCATGCATTTGGCATTTGACCCGCGTGATCGATGGAACGAATGGACGCGAGCTACGCTGACCGAAAGTGAACGCATTCGGCTGGAGACGCTAATCGTTGCAACGTTCGCAGAGCGAAGACGTGAACACGAGACCCCGCCACGCCAAACGGAGCCGACGAGCCCCACACGCAAACCACCATGGAGCTATGGCCCGACAGACCGACCCGGATCGCCGCACCTTGATCCAAACGATTCGGAGTATTGGTCGCGAGAGGCAGTGCAAGAGCGCGCGAACGACAAGGGGCTGCTCCGTGAAGGTCGCGATCGTTATGGCGACGATTGGTATCCGGGCAAGTACACGAACTGAAGATGTTGCGTCGATAACCTCGAAACGATAGGAGAACAAATCAATGCATGATCAACGTGTCAAACCACCAAACTTTGGTATCCGCCTTGATCAGGCAATAGCTGCCGATGCAATCAGGCAAGTCAAGGAAGGCCCGCGTCCCGTCACCATTATGCAAGAGGGCATTGTCCTCGTAGGCGATGGATCAAACGCTCAACCTCTCAACCTGTCGGAAGGGTTCGTCAACGTCGAACAAATCAACGCGGCATTTGGCGATGGATCCGAAACTGGACGCATGGTGCATGCCGCATTGGACACCCGAAAGCGCGAAACGTGGAAAGAAAGCGAAGCCCGTCGCGATCGAGAAGCTTTCGACAAGGCCACCAAGATCGACGCCAAGGAATACACGGGATGGGTATCGTGGCCGGGATGTGGAGAGGATGGCTTCTTCAAGTCAGTCGATGCGTTGCGAAAGCATTGCACCGAGCACGAATTGGAGTTGCCGTCGTTCGTCTGGGCGTGCACTCCCGACCCGATGTACTTGAACGAAGCCGACATTCTCGCCGCCGCGCTTGAAGGTCACTTCGACGGAGCGCTCGAATCAATATCCAGAGCGGAGCGCGAACGGCTTCAGGCGTTCCTCGACGAATGGACGGCAAAGCAAAACATCGTTTCCTGGCATGAGGATCGAACGCGCGCGGTGATACTTCGGGCGAATGATGAAGTCGCGGCGGAAGTTTGCGTGGCCGAGCCAAATCCCATCGAGCGGGCATATCGGTATCCGGATCCGCCACTGATCGGACCAACAATGAGTTTCCTGTTGTATCCGTTGCGGAGTGATGAAAAATTGAACACGACAATCTGTGGGCTCGACCGAAAGGCGCTCAAATCCGCGCTCGAATGGCAAGCGCAAGAATATGTCGAGGAATTCATGATCCACGACATGGCACGTCTGTCGGATGAGCCGGTCAAGTTATGCTTTGCCGCGATCGTGGATCCGGAAAAACTTGCCGAAGTCGTGGCGGAGTTGTTGCGAGGGAGCGGGTGGTCCGTTGCCAAAGACGGTGCCCCAATTCGCTCGTTTGCGTTGCCGCTCGTGCAAGCGTTCTCCTTCGATGGAAAGAGCGTCAGTGTTACGTGCTGGGAAACTTACGATGTGGGGCATCAGATAAGGTTTACGATGCAGCAAGTTCGCGCCTTCGTTCTCGCGTTGCTGAATGCGCCCACGGCAACCACGCAGGACGTCGAACGGATGATTCAAGAGGCAACGGAAACATGAACCAACAAGAACTTGCAAGGATCGAAGGCCGAAGGAAAGGCCAATACGACGCCTTCATGCGAGGCTGGGAAGACGGCGCCACCCGCTACAAAGCGAGCGATGATTCCGACTACCTTGCGGGATACGAGGCGGGGCGCCAAGCGAAGCAAAAAGCCCAAGACGTTGCTCGCAGGCGCTCGAACCACGTCCCGAGCATGGGCATTTTCTGAACGGCGCCCGCCAACTCCCACGGTTGATCCCGCAAACGCTTCGTTTCAAGCGCAAACAAATACTGCAATCGCCACCACGCGCCACTTGTTAAGTCGGCGGAATCCTGTAGAGTTTCGTCATCCTCGACGTCGTGTGCATGAGGGACCGCGGTGGTCCTGGAGCTTCAGCGTCGCCACCAAACAATGCTGGATTTTTCCTTGCTCGAAACGGAGGAAGCGTCGCATGTAATGCCGAGCCGTGAACTCGAAACGACGGGCATGCTGGACGCGTTGAACCTCTACCCGTCGGCAATCAATCAGCTCGCAATCGGATGGACGTTCGCCCGCGGCGAGTTCGACGGGCTGCGTGTTGATCGTCCTGTTCGAATGGCGGCGTATGGGCGGAGCTTGTGCCTGTAGCACGACGGCGTGTCGACCCGGCGGAGCGCGCGATGCTCGAGCTGGCAAGCGCGATTCAGGCGATGGAGGCGGCAAGGCCAAAAACTCCGTTGGTCGAAGTCGTAGCGCTTCCGGCAGAAGAGCCAGCGCCCGCGTTGCTCGATCTTGTCCCTCGCATATCACCACGGTTCCGACGTCCCGATCATTTGTCCGAATTGACGCAGGTATTGGAGCGGGCGCACAAAGAACCACTTCGCGTTTTGATTTCGGTCCCGCCGCGACACGCCAAAACGGAGACGCTGCTTCACGGGATCGCGTGGATCCTACGCGATGAGCCGTCGGCGATGTTGGGATACATTTCCTATCAGGCGGACATTGCTCGTTCAAAAAGCCGATTGGCGCGAGATTATGCCAAAGCGGCTGGAGTCATTGTTCGTGGCGACGCGGACGCGTTGCACGAGTGGCTGACGACTCGAGGCGGCGGACTCCGGGCGGGTGGCATCGGCGGACCATTGACGGGACATGGGTTCCGCGTTCTTTTCATTGATGACCCGACCAAGAATAGACAAGACGCGGAAAGCGCGCTTATCCGACAACGAAACTGGGATTGGTTCACATCGACAGCGCTGACCCGTCTCGAGCCCACAGGTTCGGCGATTGTGTGTCACACCCGATGGCATGAAGATGATTTGATTGGCCGGTGCCTGAAACAAAAAGAGCTTTACGATGCGACCAATGGTCTTGATGGCGAGAACTGGCACCATATCAACCTGCAAGCGATAAACGAAACGACAGGGTTGGCCCTATGGCCAACGCAATGGCCACTGTCCGCTTTACATGCGAAACGTGCGTCGATCGGTGAATATGATTGGTCAAGCCTTTACCAGGGCGAACCACGACCACGTGGCGCTCGAGTGTTTGGCGAACCGACCAGATACGCCGCGGAAACAAGCATCGAAGGCGCACGCATCGTGATCGGCGTTGACGTCGCGGCAACAGCCAAGACGTCGGCGAACTTCACCGTTGCGCTGGTGTTTGCCGTGCGAGGTTATGGCGAAACGATGACGGCGGACATCATCGATGCGGAGCGAATGCAGGAAACGATTCCCGTCGTGTGCCGACGGCTTGAGGCTTTGCAAAAACGTTACAATGGGGCTCCGCTCATTGTCGAAGCTGCTGGGATTGGCAAGGCCGTGCCGCAAGTCATGCGTGATGTGAATCCAGCGCTTCGCATCGTTGAAGAACATCCGCAAGGCGACAAGTTTACTCGAGCGCAACCCTACGCCGCGGCATGGAACTCGGGTAGGGTGCGAGTTCCACAACGAGCAACATGGGTTGGTCCCGTCGTTCGGACGCATGTTGATTTTACGGGCATGAATGATGCCATCGACGACGATGTGGACGCGGGCGCTCATGCGTGGAACTACGCGCAGCGGACGATAATAGCACCGCCAACGAAAAACCCAGCGCCTCCCAAATCCTACAACTTCGACACGCAACCGCTCGGAATATAATGGCTAAATATCAAGTAATAACGCCCAGGAAAAACGGGCGAGCTACTACGATGTCAGCCATGGTGCCTCCTGGCGAACGAGTCCCCGCGCCAAACACCATCCCCGGCACGATGGCGCCATGGCCAAACGTCGATCGTTATCCGACAATCCTCGGATCGAGCCTGACGTTCCCGTACATCGGCGCTGTAAAACGACAAGCTCGCTTTGGGTATCGGTTGCAATGGGTGGATCTGCTCGACGAACTCGTTACGCGGGACCTTAGCGCGATCGGCAATCTGACCGGGCGTATCCTCGCGTCTGCCGGCGGTCGAATCCAGGTCATCAGCGCGGCGCAACAATTCCCAGCAACGGACCAAGGCAACGCGGATCGTCTGCGCGTTCGGGCAATTCGAGAAGCGGCTGGACTTGCGGCCGAACTCCCATCGATGACCGACGACGAGCGCGTACTTGCCGACCAGATCGCGGCGCACGTGCAACGCCAGATCGACGCGTTGCCGAACAAACCGCAAACGCTCGCGCTTCAGTTGTGGGCAATTTACTTCGGCGTTACCGCGAACGAATTGATTTGGGAACGCACGCCAAGTGAATGGCGCTTGCGCGAGTTGCACTTTATTCATTCGCGGCGCATCGCGTATCCGGACCAAGACAACTGGCATCCGCATGTGTGGGACCAGGGGCTCGTCGCTCCGACAGGACCGGAATGGCGCGACTACCTAACGCAAGGGCTGTTCGGGTTTGACACGTACGATTACCCGAACAAGTTTCTCGTGCACAACCCGTTCGTTCTGTACGCGTACCCGACAAACGACGGGCTCGGGACAGCGCTCGCTTGGTGGATTGCGGCCAAGACAATGGGCGCGCGCAGCTACATGCAGTTCGTCGAGCGATACGCAAAGCCTGGTATCATCGCCACATACAACACGAAGGACAACACTGGCAAAAGCAGAAACGCAAACGAAGCGGACATCGCCCTTGCCGAGCAAGTCGTGCAAGCCATGGGCTACGGCGGCGCACCAGGCGCGGCAATTCCCGATTCTATAGCGCTTGATCTGTTCGGCCCCGCAGTGATGAAGGGATCCGGCGGAACGGCCGATCCTCGCACGTTCGTCGATTGGTGCGATGACCAAATCGCGCGCGCGGTACGCACGACGTCAGCGCTGCAAAGCTTGCAAAACAATGGCGCTCGCGCAGCAATGGAAACGCTCGCCAAGGGTGCGAACCGGGTGGCGTTTTATGATGCGATGGGATTGTCCGGTACGTGGACGCGAGACGTCGGTAAGGCGATCACGAGGCTCAATTACCCCACGCTCGAACGGTTATGCCCCGCCATCGTGATCCACGTCGACGATGAGCCTGGTCCCGAAGTGATGATCGAGCGGATCAAGGATCTCGTATCGGTGGGCGCTCCGCTTGACGCGGACGCGGCCGTTGCATCGGTCGGAATGGCCAACTTGCTCGCGGGCAAAGGCGACAAGGAAGCGCGCATTCTGTACCAAGCGAAGGCAATCGAAGCGCTCCCGTCGCAACACCAGGCCGAAAACGTCGAGACGACAGAAACCGCGGCGACGAAAGAAGCCGCAAAAGAAGACAATCAACAGGCGTCACTGGACGCCATTAACGAGGAACAATAATCATGGCCGCTCCCGAAAATTACCCGTTTGACGCGCAAAATCTTGGCAACTTCCCCCCCGGCGTGAGCGCTTGGGCGGCGTTGCAGGTGCCGCTTCGGCAGCAAACCTTTACGAATCTTGCCGCATCGGCAGCCACGGCGATCAAGACGGCAATTGCTACTACGACGTCAACGGTGACGTATTCTGGCGCTGACCTCAATGGCTCGATCGGTGCTGGAGCGATTTCGCCACCCCGAAACATATTGATCACCACGGCCGGCGGTACGCCTGCGGATGCTCCGGCGACAGCGACGATCACGGGTTTGGCGATCGACGGATCGGCGCAAACGGAAGCGATCTCCGTCGCGCAAACGGGCACCACGGCAGCGGGCGTGAAAGCCTTTGCCTCGGTCACTTCGATCGCTCTCACGGCTGGACAAGGTACCGACGCAACGCTTTCATTCGGCACGGGCGTCGTCGTGGGCCTCGACTCGAAACTTCGCGACGTTGGTGGAGCGACGAATGGTGGCGTGATCAAGGAAGTCGTCAACGCTTCGGTCGTGACCAACGGAACGTTCGTTTTGCCCGCGACGAGTCCCCCGTACGGCTCCTATTCGCCGAACACCGCACCGAACGGCACCAACGATTACGCGTTGCTGTACGCCGTCGACGCCTGATAAGGCCACGTCATGAGCGACAAACTCCTGACCTTCATTGACCGAGTCGTGGACGCTTCGATGGCGCCCGCGGCTCGGGCCATGGGGCTGCTTATACGCGACGTTCGTGAGGCTGTCGAATCGTCGGACGGGTACGACGAGGCGGACGCGGCCTTGGTGCGCCTAGAGGGCAAAGCGCGGGCGGATGGGCTGGAGCCGTTGCTGGTGGGCGCGATGATGAACGGGACGAGTGCGGGCGGAGTAGAGCAGTAGGCTACGGCGTGATCGCGGTACGGACTGCGGCGTCTTTCGAGAGCATCAACTCCCGCAACGCAAAAGTTCGCTCGGGATTACGCGGAAGGTTGAAGATCATCCACTCCGCCAACTCGTAGAAGCGGCGCGAAACGGCCTGCAACTTCTCGGGCAAGTGCGCGAATTTGAAATATTGGAACACTGGATCCGTTTCGATGAAACGGACCTTGTTCGAGTCGACCGAGACGAACTCGAAATAGCCGGCGTGCCCGTCGAAGATGAGCGGCGTCTTCGGTCCACACGAACCGTTTGCCTCTTCGATGGTCTCGAACTCGTGCTCTGTGCGGTTTGACGCGGAGTTGATCAGAATGACTTTGTGCATGGGAGACTCCTTTGCCGTTATTGGCGGGGGCAAAGTAAGTCGTGTCGAACGCGTTGCAAGGCGCAACGTATTTCAAAGGATTTCAGGTGTAGTCACGAGTGGATTGCGTCAACGCAACAAGCGCCTTATCTCGTGCCTCTTTGCGGAACAGAGCAATCATTTCCGCGAAACTGTTTCGTGCCGCAAAGTCGACCAAGCGCTTTCCGTCTTCACTCCATGGAATTAGCGTAAACCCTTCGTTACGTTCCAGGAACGCAATGGCAATGGAATGTTCGGCGTCAACGCCGCATGCACGCAGTTCTGCCAATGCCTGCCTGATATCACCAGGAAACGCCACCCCATACGGCGGATTAAACGTGGACGACGCAACCGGTTCAACCTCGAACGCCCCTCGTTCCTCCCATTGAAGAACGGCGGAATCAGCCTCGTAGACAGCCTCCTTTGCATTCGCGCCATTCTCGATCACCGTTAGATATATTCGTCGCCAAAGCTTTCGTTGTTCCGGTCGTAGTTTTGCAGTCATTGAATTCTCCATCGCCCACAAGAGGGCAGTTTCGAAATAACCATGCTCCTTCCCAACGCAAGCGCAGACCCGTCCGATGCTGTCTCGACGGCGTCAACCTTGCGGAAGAAATCCCCGCTCTTGCCGGGGGACTTTGCGAAGCTCGACAAGGAAGCAAAGAAACGGGCGTTCACCGTCACCGATGAAGTTTCACTCGACGCCATCCGCGACATGCGGGACGCGCTCGCCAAAGCGAAAGCCGACGGCATTCCGTATGCCGAATTCGTCAAGACGGTTGGCCCGAAGCTTCACGCGCAATGGGGCGTTGATTCACCGCAACTCAAAACGGTATTCGTCAACAATGTGCAACAAGCGGCGAATCAAGCAATCGTCGCTCGGCTCAATCGACAACGTGGCAAGTTCCCATATTGGACACTCGACGTCGTCAAGGATGAAGTCACCAGCGCGACGTGTGGATATTTCATCACGCACCCCGTCGTGCTTCCCGCGGGACATCCATGGTGGGCGAAGAACGCCCCGATGCGGCACCATCGTTGCCGAACGACATTGCGCGGATTGACGGCGGCGGAGGCTCGAAAGATTGGCATCACGAAAGAGCCACCCGATTGGCCGGCTGACGAAGGTTGGGGCGGAAGTGCGCCAATGGGCGAGTACAAGGCGAACATGAGCGATGGTATTGCAATGGCGGACGGACCATCAAAATACGCGCATATCGGCTTCGTTGCACCGCAAGGTGCGAAGGAAGAAGCCAAGCGCGGTCTCGAATGGCGACGCGAGCATGGTCGTGGAGGCACGGCGATCGGCGTTGCGAGGGCTCGGGATATCGCCAACGGCGCAACGCTTTCGCCCAGCACGGTTCGGCGCATGAAGGCGTTCTTTGACCGTCACGAGGTCGACAAGAAGGGCAAAGGTTTCACCCCCGGCGATGGCTTCCCATCAAACGGGCGCATCGCGTGGGCGCTTTGGGGAGGCGATCCAGGATATGCATGGGCCAAGAAGGTCGTGCGCCAATTGAATTCAGCCGATGAGAAGGCAAAGACGATGAGAGATAAGACGGTCAAAAACGACCTTGGTCAAGCCGACGTGCACCAAGACGGAATCGTGAAAGTAAAACGCCCGTCGAATAAGCGCGCCAAACTCGGTCAAGTGGCGCCTCGAAAACGGACGTTCGCGTTTGCCTATGCCCGCGGTGGTACGCGCATCGAAGTGCGGCACATGTCCGATCGTTCTGTGTTTTGCGGGGCTGTCGAAATTGACACGGCGCTACTCGACGACACGGGGCCCGTCGAGGCCGGACCGCCCAAACTCGTTTGGAATCAGCTCACGAAGCTCGGCTCGTTCCGTGGTCATCCATCGGGACCGTTCGAGATCACGCGGATGACCAACGCGGAAATCACACGCAACTTCCGCGCAACGCAGAATCAGAAGATCCCGATCGACTTTGAACATGCCAGCGAACAGGACCCAACTGCGGGGACAATTCCAACCGAAGGCGCACCGGCGCAAGCTTGGATTCACGACCTTGACGATCGTGGTCCTGCGGGACTGTGGGGCCTTGTCGAATTCCTCGAACCTGCTCGCACCTACGTCAAGACGGGAAAATACAAATACTTTTCCCCAGCGATTAGGTTTGGCGCAAAGGACCGCGTCACCGGACAGCCTATTGGCGCGCGAATGACTTCGGGCGCGTTCACGAACAACCCTTTCCTTGACGGGCTGATGCCCCTTGCCGCATCGGATCGCGGGACGGGGATGTCCGTCAACAGCAACACGGAGGAAGCAATGACAGCGAGCGATTACGCGCACAGTATGGCGGAAATGGCGCCGAAACTTCGGGCATGTCTTTTCGACCAAGGATCACACTTGGCCGGCATGGCAACAATGACGGAATGCTACGACGCGGTGTGCCGCCTTGAAGCATTGGTCGACGAATTCAGGGATGCAAATCCCGACGCCGATATCATGTCCGCACGACACGCGGGTATTGATCTTGGCGGTGCATTGATGAGGCTTCGCGATGCGATGCAGATGGGACTCGGTATCACCGTGTCCGACATGCTCGAAATCGTGAAGGGGATGATTGAAACGGCAATGGGCGTGCACAAAGACGAAATGCACACCGATGAAGAACCCGCGTCGTCGCGGGAGATGGGAAACAGGAACATGGCGGATCAAGAAACGACGCTCAAACTGCGCGACGCGGAATCGAAGCTCGCAACGTTGATGAGCGAAAAAGCAGTTCTCGCGAGTGAGAATCAAACGCTCAACACGAAGGTCGCGGGACTCAGCCTGGAATTGAAAGATCGCGACGCGACCATTTCGACGCAAGCGGCGGAATTGAAAACGCTACGTGACAACGAAAAGCTCCGCGCTGACGCGGACGAGAAGACTGCCGTCGACACGGCGTTTGCTACGTACAAAGACATCAAGAAACTCACGGACCTCGACAAGGAGCAAATGCTTCTGACGTACCGTGGCAATCCTGATTTGTTTTTGCGCCTGTATCCGTCCGTCGCACCGGACCAACGCCATTTGCAGCGCAATCTGTCGAATCGGCAAAGCCCCGCGACGCAACAGAATGGCGTGCCGCCTGTTGCCGCTCCACCCGCGTTCATGAATCAAAACGCGTGGAATGGCAGTTCGCCATCGGTTGGCGTTCAAGCGCCCGCATTGCAGAAGCGCGATTACGCGGAACAACTCACGCGACTCTCCGACGCGAAAGTGAAGACTGGCATGTCGCGAGAACAAGCCATTGTCGAAGCCCGTCGCGAAATGAACCAAGCGCCCGCCGTTCTGACCTGATCGGCTTATCCTCACCAACCATTTCCGATCGAAACGCGGGCGGTATACGCTCGCCACGGAGTTCTCATGTCCGATACAAACGTTCAACAAATGCGGGAGTACGTCGCCGATGCTACCGCGGCGAACTACAGCACGACCGTCGACATTCCGGCAAACCGGATCGTCTTGCTCGACACGGCAAACCAATTGTCGACGACGCAGCCACGCGGCGTCGTGCTTCCCACGGCGAGCGGCGGCGTTGCAGGCACCTACGGCGTCACTGCCGAAATCCTTTACAAACGCCCGTCGTCCACATCGGGTACGCGTCCAGGGCTTGTTGCCATTGAAGGCGCAATCAGCGTTCCCGCGGATGGGGCGATCACCGCTGGGCAATACGTGCAAGCGTCAGACACGTCCGGCAAACTCGGATATGCCAAAGTTTGCGGCGCTGGCATTCAACAAGTTGGCCAGGCCGAGAACACCGTTGCCGATGGCGAAATGTGCTTCATTCGCCTCGCGAAGGCTCGCAACGCCTGATTGCGGCCACGCCGCAGAGAGAGACCACAGAGAACATGGATCACAATTTCAATGGCATGCCGGGCCAGCAAGTGCAGCCCGTGCAATACAATCTCGAGACTGGCCAATTCTGCATGGCGGACCAAGACGGGCGGCTTGTCGCGCTCGATCTCGGTCAAGGTGACGTCCACTTCGACGCTCCGCTCGCTGCGTTCGCCCCCGGATACGCGCTTGATCAAGAGGACCTGATCGCTGACAAGGCGATGCCTCCCTGCCTTGTTGAAAAGGCGAGCGATTACTATTGGGTGCACGATGTCGACGACTTGTTCGAGATCCCGCAACAGACGGTTGTTGCCCCGGGCGCGAACGTGCCCGAAATCTCGCCTCGTCAATCGCTGACTCAATTCGTCACCGTGCCTCGTGCAATGGCGACGTTTCTTCCCACCGAAGTCGAAGGCAACGGTGACGCCGCATTGATCCTGGCACAACGATACATGCAGCTCCCGATGACGAAGCTGTTGATTCAGCGTGAGTATCGTGTCGCGACCACGCTTCAAACGGCTGCATCATACGCCGCAGATAACAAAATCACCCTTGCAATCGGCGCGCGTTGGAACGGCGGCGGATCGTCGGATCCGGTCAAGGATCTGCTCCAGCTCATCGATGCGTCACTCGCAAAGGTTACCGGGATCTACATGTCGCAACGGACGTACAACGCGTTCGTGCAAAACCCCGGCGTCCAGAAGTATTTCACGTTCAAGGATTCGGCCAAAGCGAAACCGGATCCGAAACAAGCTGCGGACCTTTCGGCGATTCTGTCATTGCCGCCGATCGTTGTTGGATCGCAGAAGTACAAGAATCCCACGACGGGACTTCGCGAATACATTTGGGGCAACGACGTCGTTTTGCTCCATCACCCGAAGCAATTGCCAGCGATTGGCGTTCCCGTCGCGGCATGCACGTTCCGATTCTCGGGTGGTCTGCAAAGTGGCTTGAACGGTCAATTGTCCAGGGCGCTCCAACAACTCACGTTCTCGAACGGCTGGGGTGTGCGCGCGTTCTACGACGTCGGTCGTGGTCCGCAGGGCGGACGCAAGGTCATCGTGTATCACCAAGACGCCGAAATGCTCATCGACACCAAGGTCGCTGGGCTCATCGTCGGCGCTTGGCAGACGCCTCCGTGATTCTCGCTCGCTGAATTCACGCAATAAACAACCGTCACGCAATAAGGAGTTTCGCCCGTGGGCACATACATTGACGCGGGCGCACTTCAAACAGCCCTATCGCCGCAGACGTACATCGAACTGTTCGCGCCTCCAGAGACGAACACCGTGGACGCTGCGGCGGTTTCGCAAGTGATCGACCGGGCCGAAGGACTCACGGATTCCTACTTGTTGGGATTCTACACGTATCCTCTCGACCCGGCGACAGATCGACTCATTCGTCATGCAACGCTGCTTTTCGCGACGGCAATGGCGTACATGCGCCGTCCCGAGTACGTCCGCACGTACGGCGAAATCGGCAAAGTCACGCAGTATCAAGAGGCGCATGCGATGATGATGCGCATTCAAGCGGCAAAGCAACGTTTGCCAGAAGTCTCGCAAGTATCGCCACCGAAAAACATTGGCGGCGTAGTGTCAGCAACGGGCACGATCTTGATCGGCAACCACCCGAGCGACTTTTAACATGGGCTTCGCCGTAGAAATCGAAGGCATTCCCGAGTTCGAACGCAAGTGGGCGCGGACGACGACCGAGATCCACGACGGTGCGGTCAAGGCTGTTCAGCGTGCATCAACGGAAGGCGCGGCGGAAGGAGTTCGATCGGCGACGTGGAAGGATCGAACTGGCAACGCGCGGCGGACGATCAAGGCCACCATGGCCAAGAAAGTTTTCCACGACGTTCACGCCGACATCATCGCTCCATTGCATTACCATCGGTATCTCGACGCGGGGACGAAGCCGCACGAAATCCTACCAGTTAAAGCGTGGTTTTTACGCTTCCGAGCGAAGGACGGCACACGGGTCTTTGCTCGGCATGTTTGGCACCCAGGGACAAAGGGCGACGGCTTTGCGGGGAAGATGTACCTGAAGGCGGAGCGTGTGCTTTGGGCGGACTTGGAAGCGCTTGCCGCTAAAGTCGTGGCGATGTGGGATTAGAGCTTCGGCGGATCGTCGCTCTCAAACACCCGTTCATCGTCGTCGGCATCACGCTCACGAAAACGCAACCCAATTGCCGCAAGCGCTGGAATAACCTTCGTCTTGAAACATGTAGCGCACACGTCCAAATCGTATACCGTGCGCTGATCGCCCTCTGGGTAGACATCCCCCAAGCGCGCTTCAATTGTCACTTCGTTGATTTCATAAGCGCCGCCAATGTCGCTTGGTTTGCCGCAGCCATCGCAGAGTGTTTTCGTCGAAACGATGCGTTCTTCGATATGGGCAGGCTCTTTCTTTTTATATCGCATCAAATCCTCCAGTTGTCGCAATTGAGTAACCATTGACCACCTACGGCGCAACCACAATCCCCGTCGCAGTTCCCACGAACCCGTTGACGGAGGCCACGGGAGATCCGGCGCTCGACGTGTGGGCAGCGTTCTTCAAGGCGTTCGTCAACCGATACGCACAAGCCGCATGGACGGCCTGCTACCCGCGCACAAACGTGCTCGCCGAACCGATCCCCCCGATCCGCACGACGCACACGCATAATCCGAACCGGCGCACGGTGCTGCCGTTCAATGAGCGGGACTTCCCGTGCCTGTTCATCTACAGGACCGGCGGAGCTGCCCCCGAATGGGAATGGCTTGACGGGCGCGCAAGTCATGACACCGTGACGTGTCTGTGGGTATTCCCCACTGGGGCGCAAGACGCGACACGCATCCGAGTGCCATTCGCGAACGCGCTGCAAAAGCTTTTCGATGCGGGAATCGAGCAAATGCGCGACGCCTGCTACGTGCATCCGAACGACACGGATCCTACGGCGGCTACCCTCGCGGCGGACCCCGACTCGATCAAGACTTCCGTCGCCACGTCGACGAGCGCGCAGACCTACTCTGGCGCGGCGTTAAACGGCGTCGTGGGCGGCACGGCGTTCCTACAGCCAAGGGCGTTCACCGCGACGATCACGGGGCTCGTAGGTGCCTTCGTGAACGGTTCAACGATCACTGTCACGGGCAAGGATGTTCTTGGCCGGACATCGACGCAGACGCTGACGATTTCGACGGCAACGATTCCCGCAACGTTTTCAACGGGCTACGCGTTCACGCAAATCACGCAGATCGTCGTGGCCGCACAAGCCGGCGTGACGGGCGCTTTCGAGTTTGGACTTGGCGCGTGCGCCGGACGCGGGTCGCTCGTGACGAACTTCACGCCGATCGGTTTCAAACGCGTTGGTCCGTGGGCAGTGGACCAAGTCGAAGTGGAGATTTCGTCAGGGATTACCGAAGCGCCGATCCGGGAAACGCGGATTTACGAGGCGGTGTCCATCCCATTCGAAACGTTCGAGCTTTGGGACCGTGACGATTACGCCACGCTGAATGGACTCGACGGGACGGTTAGCGCGAATCAGGCGGGGTATGAGCAGGCGATGAAGATTCCGATTTAGCTTCACGGCACAATTGGCCACAATATCGAACCCAATTGTCTAATGCGTTTTCTTCCTCGCGCCGGGCGATCATCGGCCCGTCTGGCCATAGGTGATTCAGCGTGTTGCGATAGATTCGATACATACCGGAGACAATAACCATCCATGAAAATGCTGCAAGTCATTCCAAACCCGTACGGCGTACTCGACGCGGACGGGAAACCAACGGCGGTCGTGCCGTGTCACTCGCGTCATGCGCCGGGTGAATTCGTCGGCGCGACGCGCACGATGATCGAGAGCGAGCCCGCGCAATACGTGGACGTTTCTCGCGTTGTCGGCGGCAAAAAGGTTGTCGAGCAAAAGCTCGCGCAACTCGACCGTTCCAAGGCGTCATTCGCGTTTTCCACGGAGCCCGTTCAGGTTCCCGCGGATGGCAACGTTGGCGTGTACTACCGCGATCGCGTACGTGAGGGTGCATTGATTGCCGCGGATAAATTCACCGCGCAAAAATGCGGGGTGCAATTCGAGCTGCCTGAAAAGATCCTCGCACGAGAACGCGACAAGGCCGCGAAAAAATTCGAGCGCCAGTTTGGCGAAATGCCCGAATGGGCGCAACCCACCAACCAAGCGCCTATCGCGGCGCCAAAGTGATGGCATAGCATGACAACCTCGATCATTGTCGGCGGACTGACGCCAGGCTTCAAAGTGCCTGGCATTTACATGGAAACGGTTTTCGGGGCCGGGGAGATCTCGAACGCAAACGCCCCACTTAAATGCCTCGTCATTGGGCTGAAAGGCTCAACCGGCACGATCACCAACGACGGCACACCCCAACTCGCATTGTCGAAAGACGACGTCGATGCGCTCGTGCAAGTCGGAAGCGAAGCGGCGCGCATGGCCTACCAGGCGTTGCGCGAGTCGGGCGTCCAGCTTTGGATTGCATGCCCAACTCCCGCCGGTGGCGCGACGGCCGCAACGGCCACGATCACAATCACCGCAACGGCTCCGCATGCAAGCACGGGCGAATGGCGCTATCGTATCGGCGGCATTGCAATCTCCGGAGCGACGAGCACGACCGTCACGCAAAACGCGCTTGCTACGGCGATTGGTGCGGCTATCAACGCTCGAACCGAATTGCCCGTCACGGCAACCGTCTCGACCAACGTCGTCACGTTGACGGCAAAGTGTGCTGGTATCCGAGGCAATCAGTACATTCTGATGCAGGACACGACGTTGCTTCCGTCGACGATCACGAGTGCGATTGCTGGCGGCTCATCCGTCACCGGCGGCGGCGTACGATTCACGTCTGGCGCTGGCACGGAGGACGTCACCACGCTTCTGTCGACGATTTCGAGCACGGAATACGCGCGCATTGCATTCGCGCAGAATGACACGACGAACCTGCCGATCATCGAAACGTGGCTGAACAATCAATCGGCGTGGGACGTGGGCATTCTGCAACTCGGCGTCGTTGGACTCAACACGGATTTGTCGGCGGCAACGACGCTTGCAACCGTGACCATGAACGCCGAACGATTGCAGCTCTTGGCGATGCAAAACGGCGAGTCTCACCCGTCCGAAATGGCTGCTCGGTGGACGGCGCACCGATCTGTATTCGAACAGATCGACCCCGCCGCATCGTCGCAATACGACGGTTTTGCGCTCACGGGCATTGCCCCGCAAACACAAGACGCTGATCGTTGGACCACGAGTGAGCAATCCACGCTTTTGGACAATGGCGTGACGCCTGTCACGACAAACGACAACAGTGACGCCGTCATCATCCGGTCGATCACGACGAAGTGCTTGACGAGCAGCGTCGCGGACTTCCGCACGTTGGGCACTGAGCGCGCTTCGGCCCCGGACTTTGCGCGGCGTGGAATCTACCGACTCGGCATATCGTTTATCGCGAACAACCCACGCGTACAAGACGATCCTGGCACTGGAGAACGGCCGCCCAAGCCAGGGATTGCATTCCCGGCATTGTGGACCAAGAGCCTGACGAAGTACGCATACGACCTTGCTGAAGGCGCGGCAAACGTTGTGTCGTCTGGGCTTCCCGTCATTACCAACGTGGCGAACAATCTGCCGTTCAGCCAATTCGATCCCATCGCGAATCGAATCATGTTCGTCTTTCCGATGGAAGTGGCGAATGGCAACCATCAACTCGGTGGTCAGATCCGCCAAACCAATAACGGCTGATAGGAGGTCGTCATGGCAAACAACAGAATTCAGCCGCAATTCATTCGCCTCAATGACAAGGCGATCGCGAACGTCACCGGAACGAGCCCGGAACTCAACTCGAACGACGAGCGACAGATCGTTCTCGAAGGCGTGCTTGGCCATAGCGACGGCGTTGCGACGCTCGATTTTGAGGTCAAGACGATCATCGCGCTCACGGGCGGTGATGAACCGGCGATCGTCGACATCATCCTGGGCAAACTGGAGTGCGAGATTCAAGCAACGCTCGCCACTCGCACGTTCGTCGTGACGTGCCGATGCGTGTCGTTCTCCGGTTCGTCGGAGGCAATGAATGGAAAGTTCGAGGGAACTTTCAAGTTCGAGTCGTCGGGGAACATTCAGCTCGTATGAAGTTCGCCGCGCTGATAAAAGGCCAAGCGGACGTTCGTCCCACCGAATTGATGTTGCCTGGTCACGAGAATCCAATCGTGATCGGGCAGCGTCCCCTGACTGCGTGGGAGGAAAAGGACGCAATCGACAGGGCGCTCGTTATGTTCGACCCAACGGGGAAGAGCAAGCCTGCGCCGGAAGATCCCCGCTACGTGATGTGCATTTGGGCATGCACGCTCGTCCTCGCGTGCCAATGCATGGATGGCGACGACAAGGGACAACCGTTCTTCAGTGACGCAAACGAGATCCTTCACGGGCTCGACCGTGACCGCGTGTCGTACCTCTACGAAATGCAGCAGAGGATCCAAGAGGATCACGGGATGCGCAAGGAGCGATTGACGCCTGAAGAAATGATGGCGGCGACGCACAAGATCGCGACCTCGGAGGTGGGCGCCGATGACCTCCCTTTCTGGAAGTGGGGGCCGAGTGCTCGCGCGAGCTACATGCATTTTTTGGCCAGCCTGTCGTTTTACTCAACGCTGGACAAATCGCCCTATGGCTCGCCCTCAAACAGCTCCGCGCCAAACGAGTTGCAGACGCAAAGCCCTGAATGACTTCCCCCGCATTCAAACGCACCGGGCCAAGCCCGTTCGCCAAAAAGCAGGCAGAGGCGCCCAAGAAGCCCGTGAGCTTCGTGGAGCTTCCGCCTGCTCTTTGGGCCGATGGACGCCCGTCGAAGCCATCCGCGCCGGTCAAGGTGGGTCTACGCCTGCTCCCCGAAGCGGAACTCGAGCGATGCCGGACCATCGCGGCGAATCACGCGTGGCGCGAGCATCAGAATCCCGACGATGAAGCGAATCGGATCGACTGCTTCAATTCGCGACTGATCGGCCTGCTCATGGCCGAAGCGACGTGTCACCCCGAAAGCACAGATCGACGATTCTTTGAAGTCGCCGACGTGAGGATCTTTCTCGACCTCACGTCAGACGGGATTCGATTCCTGTGGGATCATTACGAGGCGTTCACGGTATCGCATTCACCGATTGCGCCGGAAGCGACGGATGACGAATTGCTCGCATTGGCGGACATGCTCGTTGCAGACGGTGCATTCGATGGGATGCCGCTCGAACAAGAGCGCAAGGTGCGACGGTTGCTCAAAGCCGCGATCGAATTGCTGGACGTTAATTCGTGAATTGAATGTCGACCGAAGCCATACGCATAAGGGTGGGCGTCTCTGTTGATCGCAATGTCAGCAGCGGCTTCCGACCTATCGTCGAAGCGGCGAAAGACGCACGTCGTCAAATCGAAGCCGAGATGGATCGCGCATGGGATGCGGTCAATGGTAAGGGTGTGTCAAGGCGTGGCGGTGGCGGGCAGGGACCATATCGAAGCGTTGTCCGTGAGGCCGAACGGGCGGCTGATACCGTCATCAAAACGGAGCAACGCAAGCAAGCTAAGATTGCGGCGGAAGAAGCCAAGGCAACTCGACGCAAAGAAGCCAACGAACGATATGTTGCTCGGATTCGCGATCGTTATTTCAGCGACCAACAAAAACAAGGCGAGCGCGCCGAACGCATTGCGGCCAAAGAAAGCAGATCGGCAAACGTAGGCCGTGTACGAGCCATTGGCAGCGGCTCGATGGAAACGCTTGGCAAGATCGGGCGCGGGGCACTTGGCGTCACGGGAAGCATCGCTCGCGGCGCGGGCGTCCAGACTGACCTTGGCTCGTATGTGGGCAGCGCGGTCGAGCTCGAGACTCGCGCATCGGACCTTTCGAATGCGGCGTACGATGAAAAGCGCGACAAGGGCAAGCGGATCGATCCGAAGTCGCTCATCAGACTTGGGCGCGACGTTGGCCAACAAGCGGCGTTCGATCCATCGAAGGTGCTGGAAGGGCTCCAATCGTTCGTCGGCAAAACGGGCGATCTGGCGACGGGGCAAGCGGCACTTCCTGGACTGGCGAAGCTCGCGCGGGCAACGGGCACGACCCTCGAAGACATGGTCGGCGCGGCTGGTGAGGCGTCGAAGGCTCTTGGCGATGTTGGGCCGGGCAAAGCATTCGAGACAGCGGCCGAGAAGGGTAGGGCGCTCGTTGATGTCCTTCGCCTTCAGGCCGGTCAAGGCAAGGTTGGCGCTGCCGAACTGAAAGACATGGCCAGATACGGTGGCCGTCTTGCTGCTGCATCGCAAGCGTTCGGCGGCGATTCTGCCAGAAACCTTGGCGACATGGGCGCACTTGCCCAGCTTTCAATTGCTCGGGGCGGCGCGGCAAGCGCGGCGGAAGCGGCGACATCCGTAGCTGGTTTTGCCAATACACTCAAAACGCCTGCTCGCGTGAAAGAATTCAAGGCACACGGCGTCGACGTTTACAACAAAGAAGGCGGATTCAAGTCGGTACGCGACATCCTGAAGGATTCGTCGGCGGCTGCGGTCGAACGAGGCGGAGCGGAAGCTCCCATCGAATTCAAGAAGATGTTTGCCAACGTGAAGGGCGCCCAATCCGCAGACCCTGCGTTTCAAGCATATTCAAAGGCGTTTCGCGCAAACATCGAAGTCACCAAAGACAAGACGAAAGCCGATATGGCCGGCAAGAAAGCCATTGACGAACTTTTCGATACCTTTGGTAAAGCGATCTCCGCGGACGAAGAAAACGACTCGTTCAAAGCAAGCATGAAGACCAGTGCCGCACAGGTGCAACTGTTCAATAACAAGCTTGGTGAAATCGGCGGTGAAATTGCCGAAAAGGTACTCCCCGAACTCGCCAAGGCGGGACCGACGATCATCAAAGTCGTTGAGGCATTCGCCAAAATGATTTCGTTCGCCGCGGAGAATCCGGGCACGGCAATCGTTGCGGCTGTTACCGCGAGCATCGGCAAAGCGGCAATCGGTGCGGCGGTGAGTGGAGCGGTCGGCAAGCTCGTTGAAGGCGCGGCGTCAAAAATGACTGGCGGCATGGCGCTCACGCTCGGGATGGCGACGATCGCCATTGCAGCGGCAACCATTGTTGCGCAAGTGCTGAATGAAAAGAAGATCGCTGGGGCCGAAGCCGTCAAAACCGACATTGGCGACGCGAACAAAGCCGTCACCGCGGCCGAAAAAGAGTTCAAGGAAAAGGGCTCGATCTCTCCCGAGAACATGCAAGCGCTCAACAATGCGCGAGCATCGATCCTTGAAGCCGAGGACAAAGCACGAGCATATCGCGGCGCGGGCGGCGATGCCCGGTATCATGGCGAAGGCGTGCTCGGGAATATCATGGGCGGCGCGCGACAAGCCTACGACGTGGCCCGGGGTGCGACGACGTTTGAAGAAATCGGCGGCGGAGCGCAAGCGCAAGACCAATCGCGCGACTTGTCACTCATGCGGCAAAGCATCGACGCGATGAAAGCCGCGGTCGAAGCGCAAGGTAAAGGCACGCAAAAAGTCGAGATCACGAATCTTCCCGCCGCAGCCGGACCAGTCGCCAACACCTCGAACACAACGAAATGACCGCCTTTCAATCACTCGCCAAAGCAGGATTCGACGGGATTGCATTCCCGATCAAGAGCTGCACCGTGTCGGGTGGCATTCGCGATCATATTCACGAGTACCCGCATTCACCGGGCGGCGCGGTCGAAAAGCTTGGGCGCAAGCTCTACCGGATCCAGATGACCGGGGTATTCGACCAAAAGATCTCCGGCTACGGCGACAACCTTTGGCCAGGGGACTTGTCCGATTTGCGTGATCGTTTCGAGCAACAAGTCACGTCGACGCTTTCGATTCCGACGATTGGCGATATTCAAGCGTATTGTGTGACGTGGTCGCAGCGTGCGGTCCCCGAACGGCAAAGCGGCGAAGAAACCGAGTTTGAATTCGTCGAGGACCAGGCCCAAGCGTTCCTCATCAATTCGATCGTACAGATATCGTCGACAACGTTGCAGAATGCGGGCGAGCAATTCGATCAAGAATTCGCGCCGCTGCTCGAAGGCGGCACCGTGAGCGCTACGGCTCCGACGCGCATCATCGCGCCTCCAGCGGGCACCGTGCCACGTGCCACGACGGTAGCGGCGGCATTCACGCAGCTCCGGCAACGCGACGCGAACGCGCTGAACCAGATTCGATCGGCCTACCAGCAAGCCCTGACGATCGCAGAACAACCGGATCGTTTCGCCGATCAAGTGCTTCGTACCGCTGACGCAGTCGTGACATCGTGCGCGCAAGCTTATGAGCGGATCGAGGTCCTGCAAAATCCGCTCATGTATTCACGACGGTGGGCGTACAAGCGGCTTTGGGCTTCCGCTGTGCAATTGCGGGACAGCGTCAAGTCGCGAACGGCACGCATCCTGTTTTTTCAGGCGCGCACGGACACGACTATCGGCGCGGTGTCACGGGCGATCTATGGGGATTCGTCGTATGCCGCGGAGATCATGCAGCTCAACGCGTTGCCGGATCCGTTCATGATTCGGAACGGGACGATTCTGCGGTATTATGACCCGACGTCTCGGCAACGGGCGGCCTAGTCATGCCTGAATTTACGTCAACAGACCTAGGCGGCGTCAACGACCGCGTCACGCTTCGTCTTGGCGGCGCTGACCTATTGATCGCCGAATCCTACGACGTGCGCATGTCGTTTTTTACGCAGCCGACGGTGTTCGCGCTCCGCACGGGTTGGGGCGGCACGACGCTCGATCTGCTCGAAAAATATCCGCCCAACACGCCGTTTGAGCTGTTGATTGCGGGACGCGTGCAATTCACCGGGCGCATCGACAGCGTCAATGCCGAGCAAAGCGCGGGCGCGACGGAAGTCACCTTCCATGGCCGCGACGACCTTGCCCCGCTGCATGATTCCATGGCATCGGTGGATCGCTCGTTCGACGACGCGAGCTACGAAGACGTGGTGACGAAGTGCCTCGACTTGGCAGGCGTCGAAAACTACGCGCTCATTTTCGAGAACACGCAAAACCGCGATCGGCGCACGGGCGTTGTGGTCCCATCGGTGACGAACCGAACGGTGTTTGGCCGGGCAACTCGTTCGTCGAAAGCCGCAAAGAAAAAAGCCGGGCAACTGAAGCTTGGCGAGACGTACTACTCGTTCATCAAAAAGCAAACGGACCAAGGCGGGCTCTTCCTGCTCGCGTCTGCCGACGTAGGGAGCGGCCCCGTGTTCGTCCTGACCGAACCAAACACGACGCAGCCCCCACGCTACAGCATTCTGCGACGACGCGGCGAATTGCGAAACGCGGTCAATTCGACGACGGCTTCATTCAAGAATGACACCGCCAAACGGTTTTGCGAGTACGTGGTCTTCGGGCGCGGCGGCGATCCGAAGACTGGACAGCAAGCTGTTCAAGCGACCTACACCGACAACGAAATGCTTGGCTACGGGTTCCCGCGGCAACGACGGCGGGCAGCACGAGCCGACAATGTTTCCAGCGCAGCGGAAGCCCTCAAACTCGCTTGGCGTATGCGTGCGGATGACCGGCGCGATTCGTGGAACCTCTCGTATGCGGTCTCCGGACACACAGTCCCCGCGCTGAATGGCCGCACCGTCAACGATCGAGCGGTATGGTCACCCGATACCACGGTGCAAGTCGACGACGACGAATACGGAATTTATGGCACCTTCTACATTTCCGACGTGCAATTTCAGCGCGACGGCTCCGGGACTCGCACGATGCTCACGCTTATTGATCCAGCCGATTGGGTGCCGCCGTGATCAGTGATCGTGACGTTCTGTCGCTCGACTTTGGCAAGGCCATTCTGACGACGTACAGCGGATCGTTCCTTGGCGTGGGCATCGATGTGCCAGGCGGCGATGACTCAGGCACGGGACCATTCGAAGCGCGATTCCCCTACGGCACGTTTGGGCGTCCACGGGATCCCACGCCGGCCCCTGATAATTCCAGCAGCGTGGGCTGTACGGTGCTCTTTGGGTACGCTGGCAAGAGCCGCCACGCGTGGATCCAAGATGACCCTCGCGTTTGTCCGAAGTTGCCAGAGGCATCCTACGGCACGTGGGGGGCCTTTGCCGAC